ACAGGAGCAAAACTAACACTGTGCTGCGGTATTTCCACAGGTGGTACGGTACACTTAGTAAGGTTGCTTGGTTTTCTCAAATCCCGTGTTTTCAACTTCATTAACGACATTGGCTAAACAATTTGATGTTTTCATGAAAAAGCCAAAAACTGGCTGGGCCTATTACCAAACGATCGAAGCCTGCACTCCAGAGGAGGCTAAATCCAAAGTTATAGCGGAAAATTCTGCTATACAGAATTATAAATTGGCGGTTTACCCTAAACGTTGACTATATCCGTTGCGTATTGCGCAACGCGCAACGCGAGTAGGGTTTGATTTCCTCGGTTCCGATTTACACACAGATACAGAGCCTGTATAGTGCTATAGTAAGCACAGGCGGCACAGAGCCTTTAACGTGGTGCGCTCACATCCAAATCAAAACCCCATGGCCATCAAAACAACAGAGCTTGTGGCGCTAGCTGCCACGGCGGCAGAGGCTTACGATGAATGCGACACAGCTCTAACGGAGTTAAATCAATCCTTTGGAGTGGTGTACGAAGCAACTAAAGACAATTTGTTGCGCGATGTAACTATTGCATCAACACAAGGGCTGGACCTTTCCGTCTTTTCCGGAGAAGAAAGCCGTTTCAAGTTTCCTATGTACAACACAAACATTGTCGTAAGGATCACACGTAAACCAACGCCGCACGTGAAATTGGAGAAACTACTCAATGAAGTAGAGCTGCTAGAAAAGAAACTGAAACTTGCTAAAACACGACTCAAAAATACTGCGGAAGAACTGGTGATCGCAGGTGACTGTGATGAAACTGTAGAGAAAATTGTATTAGCTTTTACCAGGCTGCGTAAATAGAATAGTCCCAGTTTACTTGCTGTACTGCATTCAATAAGGTATAGTTGCTTGGGCTTACCGCCGCGAAGCAAGCTTCCATCACTTTGTTTTTAACTACTTCAAATGACTTCACACTATCTTCTGTCCTGTTCAATCTCTGCGGATGTACGTCAAAGCGTACAAATCAAATTCGATGATCTAAAACTTCCAGTTTCAGTAATCGAAACCCTGCAACGGAATAACACGGTCAGCCTGCGTCCCAATCTTTCAAATGCACTTAAAGCAGAGCTTGATTCGCTTCGCATTATGCAGCGTGAACTGTATGACAGCTATTGCATTCATTATGGTGACGCTCACTTTGTCACTGCTTCCTACTTTTATTCTGCTAAAACACTGATTAAACAGATTAGAGACAGTGCAACTGAAGCTAACGATCGACTGAAAGACTTGTGGGAATCGGAATATAACTCTTGGCAAGAAACTGCTGAGGGAATTCTGAAGCCATTGTTTGCTGATTCAGATGAATTTAAATTGGCCTTCAGTGCCTACATGAAATTCTTCCCTACAAAGGAAGAATATAAGACTCCAATTCGTGTCTCAGTTCTAGGACCATTGCCTGCTTCGATGGAGAGAGTAGAGAAACCAGTAGAGGGTGACATCGATTCTCTGATTGCTTATGAAAATCAAATCAACACACAGCAAGTGCTGGAAGCAGCTCGCAACAATGCAGCTGATAAAGCTTTGATGATTAGTGCTGAGCTGCTAGATGATTTGGATGCTCGTTCATCGACTAAGGTTGGCCGCCAACAAACGGGTGGAGACAAGAAACGAGGGAGCTGGCAGATCACTGCGCAGAAACTGAAGTTAATTAGCGACAGTGTTCAGGGGTTTGACAATCTAACTTCGCTCGCTGATCGCTTACTTCAAGCCGGAGTGGATATCCAATCAACTGAACGAGTTACGAGGAATAAAGGTGCTGATGACTTCCACGAGGTTCAAGATTTAATTCGGTCAGAGTTGGAAACAATTTGTGATCAAAGGGATAGTTCTAAAGGACTAGAAACTTTGAAGCAATCACTTTCACTCTCAAACAACTATAAGACTCTATGTGAACGGATTAAAACAACCGAGAATGCAAGTGCGCTCAACTTACTGATTAAAAATGCAAACTTAGAGTTGGATATTTATGCCCAACGATCCAAACAACTGAACAAACTTATCAATCAACGTAAAGAGTTTATTGGTGTCGCTGGTGAGAATCTAGATGATCTTATTTCAACAATTGTTGAAAGCGAAACTGAAGAGTTTGAACTGACAACAGATTCAGAGGTTGACTTTTAATGGAACGCCTACTCTATGCAATTGAATCAAACAAAGGTTTTTTAGCAGACATTGAACGTTACACAGATGACATTTTAGACGCTGTAACTTTTGTTGATTTTGATAATGCAGCTTATCGACTTGCGGAAATAAACGATCTGCTGGTCGAGCAATGCTGGATTGTGGCTAAGTATGTGCCTTTCCCAAGGCCGATTGCGGTTTGTCTAAACACTTAATCCTTCCTAAAAATGAAAGACACTTTATTCACCAAGCTTCAAAATTTTCGAGGAGCACTTAATAACTCTGCTCTTGAACGTGAGCACATTATCGATGGTCTTTTAGCAACACTTCTAAGTAAGCAAAATGCGTTCTTGTTGGGTGTTCCTGGCACAGGTAAATCAGATCTTGTTAGAAGTATTTGTAAAGGAATTGTCGGAGCAAATTACTTCGGTTATTTACTGACTCCAACAACAGATCCGTCTGAAGTATTTGGTCCTGTTGCTGTAACTAAACTTCTCAAAGATGAATACACACGCGACATAGACGGTTACTTACCTAGCAGCCACATTGGATTTTTGGATGAACTCTTTAGAGGAAGTTCGGCAATCTTAAATTCACTACTAACTTTGCTGAATGAACGTACATTCAATAACGGCAAAGACTTAGTTCAAACCCCAATTCAGTCCATTATTTCTGCTACAAACAGTTGGCCCGATGAGGAATCTCTACAGGCATTTGCCGATAGATTTCTATTCCGCCCCACGGTTGATCTTCTCCGTAAACCTGTATCTAAACGAAAGCTAGATGAATGGGCACTAGGTTGTAACGAACGACCGCAAGTTGGGGAGCATATTACACTTGCTGAGTTACAAGATCTACAAGAATCTGCTCAAACAATTGAAATTTCAGAAGAGTTTCTTGATCGGTTCAGTAGTGTCTGGGAAATGCTTGCTAACCGCAACATTTTTATTAGTGATCGTCGCCGCGTACAAGTGCTTAAGTTTCTAAAAGCTTGGGCAATAGTGCAGGGTGACGATAAGCTTTATCCAGAACATATGCACAACAGTTTGATACATATTGTTTACCAAACTAAAGAAGATCAGGAGGTAATCTTGGAAGTGTTAGATCAGGAAGTTCCCACGGCGGATCATGTTTTCAGTGACGCTAAGCGGGCAGCAGCTGGAATAGTGGCTGAATATACAAATCTGCAACATAAATTCCAGGCAAAAGGATTGGGAGAGTTAAATGAGTTTGTTACTCTATTGAAGAAATACCATAGAGATATGACAACTGTACGAGATAAAGTTGGTGAGATACTTGATGGAACTCGATTCCGCATGTCAATTACTACTAGATCTAAAGGTGTGAAACTTCAGCAAAATTTACAAAACAACTGCAATACACTTACACGGGCTATTAGTGACTTTAGTAAAGAGTAATCAAATGAACCTCACAACGCACTCCGAGATTATTCGTTTAATTGCTAACGAACCTCTGACTCTTTCATGCTCAGCTTTAGCCGATTTTTTGTGGGAAGACTTTATTAGGGATGCACGTCCCTCAGTAACTTATTTGATTGATTCCTATAACATCAAACAGTTATCTCGTTTTGGCAAAGAATTATTTGAAAGATTATATAACGGTGACAATGTTAATTGGTTAGTAACTGAAGATGACTACGAAGATTATTTTAGAAAGATGTGTGACGGGGATACCAAGGCAGTGCCACGCGGGTTTAAACCGGAGAACAGTATCTGGTATGCGATCATGGGAGACTTAAGTCAAGCGGCTGCGTGGCCAACCCTGCTTCATAGGAGCATCGGTGACCAGTTTAATGCGGGTAATAATGCCGTTAATATTCTCAACGAACTCTCAAAAGTTATTACTGAAGCTATTGAGCAAGGTCAATTTGACGTACAGCTCTTAACTGACGCTGGTAAAAAACTAAGAGAGCTACGGGAACAGTTCCAAGAAGCTCAAGCAAAGGGTGATAGGGCGGAAGCAGAGAAACTACGGAGAGAAGGAAAAGCTCTGGCTCAAGATATATCCGATGCGGTAGAAAAAGCGAGGGATAAAATTCAAAGTCAGTCACATAAAATTATTGATAAGGCTCTTGAAAATTGTCAGGAAACAAATGATGCTGTTGAAGCACTTCATGGTAGCCAAGCGGGTGCAGGCTCACACTCACTAGACCTACAGGAAAAGAAAGATCTAGCGAAGAGTTTAAGTTATAACAAACAACTTCAACAATTAATTAAAAAATTAGGTGCTCTTCGCCGTATTTGGCAAGAACGGAAACGAGCAAGAAAAATTACAGATAAATACGAATCTATTACGGGGGCAAAATTTAGTGATGATGTCCCTAAAGCTTTCTCTAGTGAAATTGCATTAGCTGGCACTGAGCAAGGTCGTGCGCTCTTTGCCCTCAAATATTCTCAGAAAACTCTTTTAACAAAAGATTTCACAGCACACCGTAAGGACATTGGTAAAGGACCGATAGTTATGTACATCGATGTATCTGGTTCTATGGGAGGAGAGCCTGAAATTTGGAGTAAAGCTATTGCTTTTGTTATTGCTGAGCAAGCTCTTAAAGAGAAACGTAGTGTTCAAATCTACTTATTCGATACACGAATTGAAGGTTCAGTCACGCTTAGTGCTGACCGGAATAATAATTTAGAACTACTCGACTTTGTTGGCACCTGGACACTAGGTGGAGGCACTAGCTTTAACGCGGTGCTTGCCCACGCTCTAGATAAAGCTAATATTAAAGAGAGAGCAGATGTTTTGATGATTACTGATGGACACAGTGAAGTACATGATAATTTTATTAATCGTTTAAACAAGTTCAAACAAACTATTGGAATGCAGTGGAGCACAATTTGTGTGAACTCTACAACGCCTGCTGTTTGTAAAATGTTCAGTGATGAACTTTACTCTGTAAACTTAAAGAATCAAAATGATACAGTTGATGTCATACAGAGGTGCTTACGCTAGTCGGTAATACAGTTACTTGATCTTACTCTTCGACATCATCGGCACATGGATCCCCAGCAAGAAATTTTAAAGATATACGAAGAGTATTCTTTGCGTCAAAAAGTTAAAATTGGTAGTTTAAATACCCTTAGTGATAAAGATCCTAAATTTGGAGATTTGTTTTTTGATACAAGTTCTAATACACTTCACCTTTGTCAGGGCAGGATTAATGGGCAGCCACGGTGGGTTAAAATTGGAGACGAACACTCTAAGCACATGCTCGAAAAACTCAAGTGAGTCAGTTAACGAGACTTGAATGTGCTGAAACTGTTGCCCAACTCAGATATAAATATGATCCGCAAAATATAAATTATGAAGTTTTAGGTAAGTGGATATTCAATTGTCTTTTAGGATCGCTTAATAGCCCTGAATACGAATCTAAACCAGAAACTTTGTATCTAGATTGTTTATTGGATTACCATCCTAAGTTACTCTTGTTTAGCATTTATAAAAAACCTAAAAAAGATGCAATTTCAGAAGGAGATGATGACTGTTCCTATGACGTATCTATATTTGCAGGTCTTCATTTTGAACAATTATTTGGTTCAGCAAATATAGTTCAGTTAAAGAATGCAATTGTGCTTTCACCCGCTGATATTACTGACGTTAGTAATTCCGTTCGAGAGGAAATACATGACTGGTGTAGCAATATTGAAGAAATTTTCCATGCCTTACATACTATATAGTAAGCTGTAGCATAGAAAGATTAAGAAACTGCTTGCCTACTTGCTTTTCGTACAAAGTCCTTTCTATCTTGAGTTGGTCATTTCTTTCTGACATGAACTTTCAATTCTGCCTTAAGGGTACCCCAATCGACCAGAACGAAGCTGCTGCTTTGATGACGGCGACGAGGGGTGCCAGCAAAAAGCCCCTGAATATTGAATTGTCCAATCTTTTGGATTTCAATACCGTAGACAGCAAAAAGCTATTTGAACTTGCTGTTGAGAACAACAATCAAGCTTTGGCTTCCTTAGCTTGGAAGGTGTCAGTCGATCAAAAGCAGCAACTCCCTCAGCTACATAAAGTAATTTCCCCGAAATCGGTGCGGGTTACTCCAGTCCATAAAAACCATGATGTGGTTGAGCTTATTGACAAGATGGTTCAGTCCACGGCATATCCTTTTGTAGGAGCTGCGATGATCCTGAAAGCTGCTAGCGATAAAGAGTGGATTACTCTTCGTGAAACAGCTTTGACTTTTGCTAACAGCATGTGGGTTATGCCTACTATTTCACGCAATTCTCGATTCTTTCGTGGGCTTGCGATGGAGAACGGTAAGCTTACGACTCTTAATCAAAGTGCGGGTGTTCCCCGTCGGATGACTTTCCACGTGTCGCCGATCTACCTCAGCCTCAGGGAAGGCTTGGTCTTCTGTACGAAAGAAGGTCTGGTTGAGCAGCGTCAAATGCACTCAACGGGCTGCACGGATAAAGAGAGAGTCGTTTCCAAGTCGATCTCGAAGATGAAGCGCATGTACTACAAAGTGCGGTTGACGGCCAAAGGTCGTGAGCTGTGCGGTCACTGGGGCGATATGGAGCACTACATCACGCAGCAATTCTCCCACCAACTGGATCGCGCAAGCTGATCCATCTGAGCTAAAACAGAGTAGAGTGCGTCATCGAAAGGTGACGCACATTTTTTTATCCTTAAAATGAACTTAATTTTTGTTGACTCCGATAAAAAGTGTGCAGAAGTATTACCTGCTTTACTTAAATACGAGAAGATTGTTCTAGATACAGAAACAACTGGATTAGACAGTTGGATAGCAAAAGTACGCCTTATTCAGATTTGTTCTGCTTTAGTTGAAGATATAGATGATCCTGTTTATGTTTTTGATGTTTTTAAAATTGATACTACCGAACTATGTCGTTACATTGAATCTAGATCCACGCTGATTGCACATAACGCAAATTTTGATTTGCAGTTTTTACACTCTATAAACTGTGATTTTAAGAATAAAATTTTCTGTACTTACATTGCTGAACGTGTGCTGCGTGCTGGGTTTAAAGAGAAACGCATAGCTCCGCAGACAAAGAAACCTTATTTTGCTGATGTCTCCTGCGGCCTGAAAGCTGTAGCTGCACGCCGACTGAGTTTAGAACTTGACAAAGAACAACAGGTTTCAGATTGGAGTGCTGACCCATTACTTGAAGAACAGTTAATTTACGCCGCAAAAGACGTAAAAATTCTTCCGATTATTGCTAAACAACAGTTTGAAGAATTAAAAGAAGAAGGTTTGCTAGAGCTGTATTCGATAGAAAGTAGGTGTATAAGACCCGTATCTTTAATGTGCCGGCGAGGTTTTAATATTGATTTGGAAAAATTAAAAACTTTAAAAGTAAAAACAGCTGAAGACCTTGAGAAACGAACCTTACAGTTTGTCGAAGATTTAGATGCGCGTCTACCTGATGATAGGAAACTTCCAAGAGATCCTGAAGGCAGAATTGCCGTAGGTAAAAAAGCTAAAAAAGAATTTAATCCTGGATCGACTGCTCAGATTGTTTCCACTTTCACATCCTGTGGGATTGCACTACCGCTTGATGGTGTCACAAATAAACCCACGCTGAATCAAGTTGCTTTATCAGAATTTGACAGTGACGATCAAACGTTACGTTTGTATCGCGAACGAGCCAAGGTTGAAACGCGATTAGAGCATGTAAATAAACTGATTGACAACATTAACCCGATTTCACAACGCATTCATTCCGGTTACAACCAATTCGGAGCAAATTCAGGGCGTTTTACCAGCAGCGGCTCCCCAAAGGTTGCTAAAACCAAACAAAAAACAGTTTTTGGGGTCAACATACAGCAGATTCCCCGGTCAAAAGACTTTCGTGAGTGTTTTATTGCCACGCCTGGGTGCAAACTAGTCATATGTGACTGGGCTCAAATTGAACTTCGACTAGGTGCGGAGTTAATCAATATCCCTCAGATGAAAGCGGCTTTTATTAACAAAATTGACTTGCACACATTAACCGCAAGTTTGATTTATAAAAAAGACATTAATGACGTTACAAAAGAAGAACGGCAAGACGGTAAAACTTTGAACTTTGCTTTGTTATACGGTATGGGTTTTAGAAAATATAAAACATACGCAGCTCAAAGCGGAAAAATGATAACTTTATCTGAAGCTAAAGTTGCCCATACTGCTTTTCATGCGGCTTATCCACGCTTGCGTTCTTGGCACCAGGAACGCAATGCTTTAGTTGCCGACGGCTGGGCCTACACCAGAACCGCTTGCGGACGGCGCAGATTACTGAGTTACGACGACGCAACAATGATGTGTAGTGCGAACACATTAATCCAAGGTTCGGGAGCAGACATTTTAAAAATTGCTATAGCAAAAATCGCGGATTATTTAAATGAGGATGCTTATTTAATCGCTTGCGTACACGATGAACTGGTCCTGGAAGTAAAGGAAGAACTTGCTGAAAAATACAAACATATTCTGGAAGATGCGATGATAAAAGCAGCAGAAATTGTTTTAAAAACGGTACCAGCCGAAGCAGACGCTAGTGCTGGTTTTTCGTGGGCTGCTAAATAATGAAATTTAAATCCCAAAACAAATAATTAAGGCATATAATTTAATCAGTTTTTAAAAATTTGATGAGCTTAGTAAAACTTAAAGTAAATCCAGACAAAGAAGTGTGCACCGTGAAATTAAACAGTGCTTACCACGGGGTTATTGTGGGGCAAGAAAGTCTCTACCTTACGGACGAATCATTTGATTCGCCGCTTAAAGCAGCAAACTTTGCAAGGCAATTAAAGCGCACAAATAAAATTGATTTAAATATTAAAAAAAATCAACAATCACTCAAATTAAAATTTCAATCTAAAATACTCAAAGTTTGTAAACTGTACACGGAAACCGAAATGGCCGACGCGACCAGCTTACGGTTCCGGGAAACGTGGGTTATTCTCAGCCCATCAGGTAAATTTGTTAAATCTGTTTTAAAAGAAAATAAAGTAGCAGAGTACTCTGATACAAAGGAAAACGCTATGTTATTTAAAACATATGAGGAAGCTCGTATGAAACAAAATACTTTAAATATGGTACTGAAACAAGGGCATTACTTGAGGCGGTTTTTTATCGAAAGTAAATAGTCTTGCTAAACTAAACACACGGGACTATTTTTAAAAATGCCATCAGGTCGTCGGTTCGCGGGTAATTTTTTTGGTTTTACCCCACAGGAGGACAATCAGGAAGAGTCAGAATCTGTGCTGTCCGGTTATTTTCCAGAATTAAAACTCTCTGCTGGGATCAATAAAGGTTCACGAGGTGGCCGTTTAGGAGCATCTTCTGGTCAAGGCGGACAACAAGCTACCTTCACGTCACCCGGTGGGGCTGCTGTTCTAACACCTGCTCCTACTCCTCCTTCAGCTCCTGCTTCTAGCCCCGCTCCTGCTCCTGCTGGACCTGACTATTCATCTCAGTTATCCGCAATATTAGCTTCGCTTGCGCCGAAACAACCTGTTGAAGCGCCTAAACCTGCTTTGGCTGACCCCAAGACCGAGGGTATAAAAAGCTCCTACCAAACCTTCTTAGGGCGTGCACCACAGCAACAGGAAGTTCAAAATTGGGTGGGTACGGGTAAGTCCTTGCCTGAAATTCAACAAGGTTTAGCAAATAGTGCATACTCTTTATCTGGCACTCAGTCAATTAAAGATTCTTACCAAGCTTCTCTTGGGAGACAGCCTAATGCGCAAGAAATCTCTAACTGGCAAGGTACTGGAAAATCTATAGACCAGATTAAACAAGATCTTGCGACCATTGGTGCGAGTGGTCGAGGTTATTGAGTTTAATTACAAATGACGTTCGCAGCTTACGAAAGTGAGGCAAACGATTGGTGGGAAAAGTTATCTTACGAAGATAAATTAAAAGCTTTTTTTGTAGTTACAAACAAAATATATAAAGGAGATTTAAAAGACAGAGGTACGTATCGGTATGTACTTTACGATGTTTTTAAATTTGATTGCGATAGCTATATAGTCGGAATGGACTCAGGGTATTTAGATGTGCATAATGCAATCTACACAAAGGATGATATACTTGCCGCAGCAAAAAAATTAGCTCCCGAAGGAGCCCATGACTTTACCAGCAACGACGTGTACTGATTCGTATAGGTTAATTTTAAGAGAAGAATCAAAACACTTAAAAATTTCTATAAAAGCTTACGACAGTAACCACGCTCAGGCTCAAGCAACAGATATTTCTCGAAGCATAAATGCTTCTAGCTATGAACTAGGTTACGAAAAACAAAAAGTATCCCCACTCTCAGAGTTATTTGAAAAATTAGCTTTTAACTTATTTACATACAACACATGCACAGAGTGGGGAGGTAAATTCAGTAATAAAGCTCCTTGTGTTTATATATTTGGTAGACGGTTATTTCTAAAAAATTTAATTCTTCGTTACTTAGATATTCCAACTGACTCAAATGTAAAACTTACGTGCAATTGTACATGTTGTATAAACCCATATCACTTTGCGTATTTATTTGGAAAAAACTCAAAACTCTCTTGCGGTGACACCAAATTGCTACTAGCCTACCGAAGCCAAGGCACTGGCATAAACCAGATAGCCGACGCACTTAACGTACACCGTTCAACGATTTACAGGAAACTAAAAAATGAACGTTTTTCTTCTGGGTTTACGAGTAACAGCTGAAGCACAAGAGGACGATCAAGGGGTTTTAAATGTGCTGACGGAATCTCTTCCGTCTAGTGACAAGCGTGTTGCAACAAAAGTGCAACTGCTACAGCAAAAAGGACACTATGTCGGTGGCCTTATAAAAGATTTAAAACTTGAACAAACTGTCCTAGCACTCGGACCAACCCGACCAACACCGGATGGTGTCTTACAGATGCAGCCTATTCTGGTTGTTACTTCAGATAACTTCAGTGACTTGCTGGCCATTAATTTGTTTATGGCTACAGGAGGACTTGGGCCTAAATCTGAGGAAGTTGAGCTAAGTGATACCACGGTGACGAATCGCTCGCTTGCGTGGCAAACAGAAAGCTCAGAAACTGCATGGTTCAAACTGACAGCTTGGGGTGAACTCTCAAAACAATTGTCAGACCTTGCACCGGGAACTCCAACCATTGCTGTTGGAAAAGTTTCAACAAGTGAAAAAGACGACAAATTTTATTTAAACTACAACGTGGACAAGATTCTGTACTTGCCCAAATCCAACAAAACTGCACCTAAAAAAGCTGCTGATCCTGAAAAAGGTAAAGTTGCTGCAGCTGCTCTCGGTTCTATTGATTTCTCTCTCTGATCTAGGTACTAACTATGGTGTTCATCGCTGGTCAATTTTCTGAAGACGAAATTCTTTGTAATGTTCCCCCACATACTTTAAGAATTGATCTACAGGCTCGTCGTTGGAAATCTGATGTTGATTCTGACAGCGCGATCGTAGATCGAAATGACAATGGTATTCCAATTGAATTTGTGCTTTTGGGGTTTAGCCCGTATTTTGGCAACCTTGGAATGCGTAATCAAGAAGAATTTCTCCGCATTGCTTACATCGGTGTCAGCCCTAACCACAGGTTGCTTCCTCCTCGATGTGTGACTACTTCTATGATTTCTGGCAAATCCTCTCAGAAAAATTTTATTGGTTATTTTCAAACTCTTTACAACAACAGGATTAACTGTGCTTCAGTTGTTACAGCTACTAAGTTTGTAACTCGAAGTTTCAATGAACGCGATCCTGTAACTGGTGCTGATGGAGCAAAGATTAACTTTAATGCTCTTGAATTCTCTGATCGTCCTGTTGCTACAGACGAAGAAACTAAATTAATCAATGACATCGATGATTGGATTTCGAATCAAGGACCTGGGCTCATCGCTGCCGCACTCAAATCTCACATTCCTGGATCGGATTTGGTTGAGCTTTCACTTGGCTCAGATCACACGGAGATTAAAGCGCAGTTTGCCGCATCTCGACCACCATCGCAAGAGCGGACTTTTGGTCAGAGTTCAGCTCCTGCTAAGGCTCTTAAGTCTGCTGTGGTGGATGATGCTGATGAACCGACTACAGCTTCTACTCCAAAACCTAAAAAAGCTGTCGAGCTTACGGAAGATCAAGCAAAGTCGTTAGGACTGGATTTCTAAGGTAGACTTTCACTACCTCCTTAAGGGGAGACGGGGAATGGAACAATAGGGCGGCTACTAAGCCGCCTTTTTTTTCTTGTAAATTATGAGATTTAAAACAGCTCGAATCAAGATTGACGGTATCTGGTCTACGTTGTACTTAGAGCGGATTGCTCCCGACGTGTGGAATTTGGGAATCATTGTAAACAAATCCAAAAGAGCAGCAAACGATTGGTACTTTGGCCGTAAGAATAAAAGATCTAGACGTGTTGTTGCGCAACAACCTGTGGGTTCTTTTCAGCATTTACTTGCCGCTTTTGTTTTACTTAAAAAATTACTCAAAGAAATTCCAGAAGACCATCATATTTATACTCAACCTGAGTCAAGTCGTTCAGCTTTATTATCTCGTTATATACAACGTTTGGGGTTTATTTCTGTTCCGCAGGGTGATCAACTATTTTGGGTGTTAGTAGCTGATCGAAGGCGGGAAGTTCTACAGAATTACTAACGCACCATTTAACTAAACAAGTAAACAATCGATTGTGCATTTGTTGTTGTCTATAAACTGAATCAAAAATCTTTAAAAGTTCGTCTTTGCTAAGTTTTTTAGCTTCGAGCATGACCCTCTGATGAGTAAAGCGTTGCTCAGCGGTTTCCCACTCCATGGTTGCCACGGGGGTGAAATTGATGTGTTAACTATACTCACTAAACACTGGACGACACTCGAAAAACAGTTAAGCTCTAACGGAGCCAGTCCCCTCAAAACTTTGTCAGAATTTTACAGTATCCCGAAAGGGGTAACACATTCTCTAATTAAACATTCATTTATTACTGGTTCCGTTTTAGTGCCGCACGATCCGTTGGGAGTTCTTAGCGATCAATTGCGCTCACATAACCTGGCAGTAACCCGTAATGAAAAAGAAGAAAATTTAACAGATCCTGTTTGGTGGATTTCAGAAAAATCAAAGAAGTATAACTGGGTTATTTCCAGCACAATGGGTTTATCTAATTACACTGAGTACATTCTTGAATATGGTATGCAGGTCGCTACTTCAGGGATTGCTGTTTTAGATCGTTTATCTTTCATAGAACCTGTTGCTAGGAGGCGAAATTTTCTCTTGGCAAATAAATTGTCGAACATGATTGTTCTGAGCCCCCGCCCGAAATTCAGGGCACTTGGTTCGACCAAAGATTCTGTAACTAGCTGTTGGTTTCTCTTTCAGAAGCCGGAAAACTGGTGCGATGGCACTCAAGTGACATTCGGTTTAGATTGGGACCGCGTTGAGCCACTTCCTCCGCTCGAATAATGACATCAAGATCACAAAAATTTGAAGTGTTCCAAAAGTCAATCCTGGAACAGCTTATTCAGATGAACACCAAACTTGATAAAGTTTGTGCTTTGCTGGTTTCGAACCAACTACTTCAAGAATGTATATCTCCCGAAGGAGAAATTCGTTCGGCACAAGATTGCGCTGAAATTGTCAGTGAAAGTTTTTGTGCAGGTATGTGTTTAAACGAAGAACTCAGTGACCGTAGTAAAGAATTTGATTATCAGAAATCTGAATTTTTTATTGGTGGCGAAGAAGATAATGAAGCAGAAGATTCAGAAGATGATGACGAGGATGATGATAGTACAGCAGCTAGATTTCCTGCAATGAAATTCTAAAAATAAACGCTAGTATTTAGTTAATTCGACACGGTTTTGTGTCTCAAACACGATTAACTTTAAACGGACTTAGGCACTACAATTGCGCTGGTGTTCCTAAACCTTTACCATCCGTAACTAGTGTTTTATCTGCCACGCAAACAGAAGAGACTCGCGCAAAATTAGCACACTGGAACATTATGAACCCTGGAGTTGCTGATAAAGCAGCTGAGAGGGGAAACTGGATCCATAACGCAGCTGAGAATTGGATTAGAGGTTTACAGGTACATCCTCCCAAGGAATACGCTCCTTATTGGACGGATATGCCTGAAAAACTGGAAGAATTACTTGGAAATGGTAAAGTTCTGTGGTCGGAAAAACCGTATAATCAACCGCAATGGGCGAATTTTACTGGTGAAGACGGTGTAGGACGTATACATTACTACGATGAAAATACTGGGCACGGATATGCGGGGTGTTGCGACATTATCTATATAGATCAAAACGGTGAAACAATTCTGGGTGACTTTAAAACATCCGCAGGTCCGTATAGTTATAAATTTCCCAGAGCTAACTCAGGTATAGACGATAAACTCAAGAAGGCTCTAATTTCTGGTGTATTTAAACTTAAAAAAACTCAACTTCAGCTTGCTGCTTATAAACTTGCCGCTGAAAAATGTTTAGGGATTAAAATTGATAAGACGCAAATAATCGTTTCTACGGCGATACCTGAGTTCTCAGTTCAAGTTTTTACTTTTTCCAAAAACGACGTTGAAAAACACGAAGTTCAGTGGCTGGAAGTAGTTAAACAATTCTATGAGGCTCAGGCACAGAATTAAGGATTTCTCCGGTGGCCACGCTGGGGGCAGTGTGCCACAATGTCTGGGCAGGAGCAAGCAATGCAGTTTCATTTCAGTGTCAATCAGGAAGTACGTAAGTACGTAAGCCCCAAAACAGGCAAAATTCCTACTGGCGGAAATTTTAAAAGTTTTAATGAAAATTGGGAAAAGTTAACTCAAGGTACAGCTGAAATAGCTGAAATAGTACAGCATGGCTATGGCCTATGTGCGTGGCATCTTGTTAACGGAAAACGAGCTAAAAATGAAACTGGTTGTATTCAAGCTGGTTTATTAATTATTGACATTGACAATCAAGCAGACGGAAAAGATAGCGAAGGGAACAAAATACAGAAACAAGAATTAAATGCAGAACAAGCACAGCAATTAGACATTTGTAAAAATTATTTAAGTTTTGCTTACTACTCTCCGAGTCATAAAGAAGAGTGGCCAAGATTTCGTTTAGTTTTTGGTTTAGAAAAACCAATTATTGATACCGGATTTTATCAATGGTTTACTCGTCAAATATCTGCGCAAATTCCGGGATCTGATATACGTGCAACACAAGTACCTAATTTATTTTATGGTGCTAAAAAAGGCACAGAACTTATTTATACTTCTGAAAATTACATACCCATTAACAAAATTGACGAAGCTTATCAGGTTTATTTAAAATTACCTAAAGAAAATACATCTAAGGAGGCCGCGTCTGAGGCTCTCTTAGCGGAGATTTCTCCCACAGGGGTCGATCTAGCCCGCTTGGTCAGCGCAGCTGTGCGGCGGATCCTAGACGGCGAAGAGGTGACGGATAGATCCTTCGCTATGGCCTCAGCGTTTAATGAAATTATTGGTTGGTGCAACTGGCTAAACGATGCTGGGCTGCCAGTCCGGAAGGCACCCCTTGACATAGCGAACCAAGTGTTCGAGAATATCTACGAGTACGCCCCCGAACTGGACAGCAAATTTGACCGAATCCTAAGTAGTATCACAGACCCAAAGAGCCTCCAACCAGCTTTGTCTATCGTGTCTGAAGACGGAGACTGTGCTATTTGGAAAAAGATAAAGTTTACTAATAAAGACATTTTTGAAGCACATTGTCCGGACAATGTACGGACAGAAATTGCTAACAGCAAACCCAAACCAGTTAATTCAATACTGAGTTTTGACGATCCCACTTCAACATCAACTTCTTCCTCAACATCAAGTTCTTTTTCAGCAACACAAACTGCACCTATGTCTAGTTCTACCCCATCCACACCGGCACAATTGATTCAAATTCAGTCAAAAAACAAACAGTTTTCTGAGAACGATATTGCAGATGTAATTGTTAATAACTACGGCGATCAATTCTTATTTGATTCAAATCTGGATGAATTTTTTGCTTATGACGAAGACGAAGGTGTTTGGTATATAAACGACGAACAGCATATAAAAAGACGTATTGTAAAAACACTGGATACGTTTATTACGGCTGGGGTTCTGCCTCGCTATAACTCCTCCACTGTCAGTTCAGTTTTTCATATTCTTAAAGCCAAATTACTTAAATCCATTAACGGTGGACGTAGTTCCATTTGGCAAGCCGGACGGGGATTAATTGCGTTTAAAAACGGTGTATTCAACGCGAATACTCAGCAATTTACGCCTGGGAATCAAAAGGATCTATATTTTCAGACAAAACTTTCTTACGTTTATGATCCCACAGCAACTTGTACTGAGTTCATAAAGTGGCTTAGCTGGGCGGTTGAACCTGACAAGGTAATCATCATTCGAGCTTTCTGTCGGGCAGTCCTAACGGGCTACACAACGGGAGAAAAATTCCTTCACTTAATAGGGGCTGGTGGTTCGGGTAAGTCCACGCTGCAACAGATTCTCATTGCTCTTGCAGGCTTTACCGGCACTCATACAAGCGATCTAGAAACGATCGAGACAAATCGTTTTGAAGCTCACAGCTTGATCGGCAAAAGGCTTTTGCTTCTTACAGACGAAGCATCTTTCAGTAAGAGACTGGACACCCTTAAAAAATTGACCTCAGCTTCGGATACGTTGCGAGCTGAACGTAAGTACGGAACTCAAGTTATAAATTTCAAGCCTGAGCTTCTGGTTTCAATTGCTTCAAACGAACACATAAGCTCCTCAGATATAAGTTCTGGTTTGGAGCGAAGAAGGCTCACTATTGTCATGAACAATGTTGTGCCCGCTTCACAGCGACGCAATTTAATCAGCGTGTATAACGATAGAGTCGAAGGCGAACTGGCACCAGAGCTTCCTGGGGTAGCAGCATGGGCACTCAACATGCCTTTCGAAGAAATGCGGGAGGTTATGGCCAACCCGGTAAAGTTCTGCCCTCAGCTCAATGCAACTAACCTTGAAGCCCTTGTGTTTAATAACCCAATCTGTGCTTGGTTAGCCGAATGTACTCTGTATGCACCTAATTCACTCACCACGCTGGGTGGCGGTGCTTTTCGACCCAGTATTGATGAACAGGAAAGGGGATTATTTGTAAAAAATGCTTACACAGAACTCTATGCTTCGTACGTTAACTTTGCAAAATCAAACGGATATAAAGCCAGCGCAAAACCTCGTTTTGTTGACCGTCTTAAAGAAACGGTAAACAATGTTTTAAAAGTTCCGCATATTGAACCCAAATTTATCAACGGTAAAGCTGTAGTCCGTGGGCTACGGTTGAAACCTTACGATCCTTCTACAGATCGTTCTGCCAGTGGTGACATGCGCTTGCCTTCACCTATAGAATACGCCTCGAACCCAACTATCTGGGAACAAGCGTTCACAACTCACGACAAACCTTAGGCAATCAAATGAACAACACAACTCTTTTTTGGGCAATTTTTGGCGTTGGATGTGGCGGTGTAGTAGGCACTGCTGTTTTCTCCCCTTTAAATATGCCTGTAGCTATCGCAGCTGCTGGGGGTGCTTTGGCCGGAACATCCGTAACAATTGAACATCGTCGAAAGAAAGAAAATGAAACTGTCGAAGCTGTCAAAGTCGCAAAAAGTTTTAGCTACCTGTACGAAACAAATCGTGGGCTTGTAAACCCACAGCAGCTTTCGTTTAGTTCGGATATTCCTGTAGGTAAATCAGAAGTTTTCCTGAACGCTTTAGCAGAATCCCAAGGTGGGCAACGAATCGAAACAGAAACAGGGGTGGTTTACAAATTCCCTCATCCTCAAAACGTCTTGGATCGACTGGCCGAAAATGCTACAGCTTGGGTGGAAGAGCAGAAAAAACCTTTAGAACAAGAAAATCTGATCCTTAAGCAACAATTAAATGCTTTTCAAGCAGTTATAAACTCAACCAAACCTAGTTTTGAACCTACAACTACCCAAAATCCTATAGCTTCTTTTATTCCAAATCCCAGCACATTAAATAAATCTAAAGAAACCGTCGGTGCTTGGTCAAATCTTCTATAGTAAGAGAACGCAGCGTAAGGCGAACTTAAGGCCGGGCCTAATCAAGCCCGGCTTTCGCTTATCTAGCCGTCAAATATATTGCCAACCTTCAAGGCCACTAGTGCCTGAATGAGCAGCTTCCATTACTGCTGTACTAATAACTGGCAGTAAATCAGCTAAATAATCCCCGATCCCAAGAGCAATTTGTCGGTGCTCTTGCTGGGTCCCGACATTCCCACGAAGGCCCACATAGAAAATCCAACTGCGCAGCGTACCCGTCATATGCAGCCGAGTAGGCGAACACATTAGAAGCACATTACGGGCACATTCCTTCGCGACATTAGCGGAGAGCATATCGTCATAAAGTTCCCGAGAACTCTCAAACAATTCTTCAATACGTTTGCGAAACAATTCTTCTGTGGAATCGTCCTCAAACTGAAAGCTGTTCTGACGATTTTTTAAATCTTGTGAACGAAGTTCAAAAGCAGAACAATCAGGTGCTACTTGCTCTAGAACATCTAGAGGATCACAATACCTTTGACTTGTTTCCTGGAATGTAAAGCTCCTATGCCGTAAGATTTGCGGTGAAATTGCTCTAGTAGTAACAATCTCAAAGGAGGCGCAGACTTGCTCAAATACGCTCCAATGTCCGTGTTGAATACAGTACTCTAAGAGACGGGTATACTCGTCTCGATCAGGGTTTTTTGTGGATACTCTCGCGTGCTTAGCAACTACGCTTTCGGCGTAGGGAGTAATCCAACTAAGCTCAACCTTGTGCAGAAGGCTCTCGTCCACCTGGATTTGCGGCACCGTGTCCAGGAATAATAGCGTTAGTAATGCGTTCAACCAACCCTGGGTTTTCTTTCGCCACGCGGCCTGCAAAGCGGTTCGCAGTGCGAGGCATAGACGAAGGGTCGGTCAGGATTTGGGGGCCAGCAATGCGCATTTTCAGGTCCTCGGGAAAGCTTCTTGGTAACGTAACCGACGCGTAACTTCAGTCGGTGTAATCCCAGTCATTTTATAGGCATCTAAACCTAAACGCTGACCGGCCATGCGGATGGGAAAATCAGAATCTCTCATTTTCCTTTTTGTAGTTTAGCTTTAGACAAAGCTAAAAGATTATTAACCATATTATGTGAATTTGAAGGGTAATCCATATTGGTTGTGCGAGTATTTAAAAAGTTTTGATTAGCAACGGTAAGAGCCTGACGCATCCGCATACGTTGCTCAGGAGTCTCTTGCTTCATCGAAAGTAGATAATCAGCTTGACTCATGTCATCAGGACTATCTTTAATAGGCACATTGCGCTGGTTATAACCAGCAACACCGGTTAGTTCAGTACTTTTTTTAATATTGCTTTCTGCGTACTCAACCGGCCCCACGGGGGGTCTGCTGTAGACACCGCGATCATGTTCAATTTGTGAAGCAATGCGGCTGGCATTATCCAACTGCATCACACGTCGCACACCTAGTTGGGGCTCACGGTTGTACCCCCCCAAACCAGGAGGAAACATCAGGCCCCCTATCTGTTCGGGAGCTTTACCGTTCCCAATACCAGGCACAATTGCCATTATTGATCGCTCCGATTAGCGGACTTAGATCTAACCCTTATGTTAGCAGGACTATTATCTAAAGGATTATGGTTTTTGTGATCCACATCTTTTCCGTCACCTTTATGAACTTTGCCTTTCTTTGCTAGATGACGGCGAGCTTGATTTCGGGCAGCGCGACGCTTAATCTGTTCAGGCGAACCGTGATAATCTTCGTATTCTTTTTTATAGTCACGGTCCGCCATGAACTTATAAACTTTTAACTAATTGTAGGCGAAGGAAACAACCACGGTTTACCGTGTCGTGGGTCTTCCAATTCGATACGGTCATAATCTCGAACAAATTCAGCAAGATCTTGCTCGTATTTTTGAAATAATCCCGTATAGCAGCAATTTTCAGGAGTATAAAACTCATAAAGTTCTTGCATAAAATCTACCTTTCTCTGTTCCCAGCTTACGTCCCAGGAAGAAAGAATGTCTTGATATTTAAACATAAACAGAGGTTTTGTAAAGAAATTAAAAGAGTTGGAATAAATCATCCAAAAGGGCACAAATAAGCGCACTGCGATACGCCATTATTCGTGCAAGTTCTCTGGTTTCTAAATCCCCTAAAGGATTAGAGTCCTCGTCCCAATTGAATGTTTTTTCATTCGCTCGTTGCTGAGCGCAACGTTCTATATTCTGCCAGTCAACTTTAAGTGCTTGCTTTACAAGTTTTTTGCGACTGGTCATTTTAAAACCTTGATAAACCAACCAGAGCCCTCTCCCTCCACCATCCAGCGAGGTTTTAAATTCAATCTAGAGTATAGCTTTTTAGCTCCGTTTGTGCTGAGGTATCCCCCATTAACAAGATCTAAGTCACCAAACGGATCGTTAACTACATAACTTTTATTATCTTCGGAACGTCCTATAACGCAAATCCAGTGACCCCCTCCAGTTGCGTTGTGAACTGAACCTTTATGAAGAATGCCGATGGGCACGGCAATACCTTTATCTAGTTGAGCGTCAATGTCTTTCCACGAGCCTTTTTGACAAAACTCAGCTCTTACTCCGTAATCTTCTAAAGCTTCCAACTGCGCTGTTGCTGACGTAGTATCACCGTGTTTAAACACAGTTGCTATATATTTATCATCGTTGTCGATGCTGTTGGGCTTTAATCCCTTAAGCATCATGGCGCAAGAGCTAGAGAAACAAGTCCGTAAAGGATCACGAACGTTATCTCGCTGAGAATAATAAGGAATATTTAAAACTTTATCTGCGTGGACTGGAGTGGGAGACGAAGAAATATCCGTTGAAGCGGGCAAAGATTTGAGATCATTGATAATTTTCCAATGGCTTGGGTAAAACCACCAGTCTTGCTCTGGTTGAGCCTCAAGTCGAATCCTGTAATCAACTTCTCCGGGAATCATCGTGATTGTGCGCCACTCGTGAGCAGCTCCTTTCGGAACAAAAACTTTTTGTTCGGCAGAAAGAGTAGAAGCTTGTTCGGGTTTACGTTTTAACCACGTGTCACGCTGCGCCAGAATTGAAGTAGCCAAGAGTGGATGTACAGATTTAGCTAAAAATAACTCTTTTTCGCGCCGACGGCGGTTTGCAAGACCTTCGTTAACATTTCCATTAACTTTAGTCCACTTTAATAACTCTGATGCAACTATAGAACGATCAACTCCATCGTTGAGGAGCCTTAGTAATGTTGATTGTTTAAACGCACCAACACCTACGTTGTACGTAAAACTTACTAGAGCATCAAATTCACTTTGATTAAGTCTAACTTTGATTAATTCTGAAACTGAATCTTCAAAGTACTGCAAAGTATGCAAAAGAAATTCTTCTGCTTGCTCTTTAGTAATCGTAAGATCAGGGCCAATTTGAGCACCGGTGGTGCCGTATCCAACAGTCCAGACGCCGGCATCGCATTGATACGAAGTCAGCCTAAGACCTTCAAAGTTTTTTATTAAATTGACCCCCGCAGGGGAAATATTCATTAGGTGCTGGTAACGTTAATGCCCACGCGGTATTCGCAACCGCTGCGACCTTTGAGTTGAATATAAGTGTAGTAAGTACCTGAGGTATTGATTGTAGTCGTAGTAGTGGACGTTGCCCTAGAACTAAATTTGGATGGATTAGCAGTCAAAACGGCGGTACCAGCCGAGTCAAGAACAACAACAGGACCGCAAGAATTTTGATTACGAATATCAACCCGTAAAATACCTGTTGCGTTCACAGTTAATTTATAAACATCTGAAATACCGTACATGCCATCAGCTGCATACTCACGATTCTCAGATGTAACTACAACCACGCCGCTGGAATCTAATGTCCGACGTTGATCAAAGTGAGTAGATTCTGTACGACGAGTAGGATCCGTGATGCCGCTGTTAATGACGGAATCCAGCTCAAGGTTTTTTGTGTACTGGGCCACGCCGATACGATCATTCGATATCTATATTTTAATCAGAAAATACGTCATGTTTATGTCTTTAAATGAATTAAAATTTATTTAGCTAAACAAGGGTACAGGACTGTGGGTGTGGAAGCTATTGTTGCTGTGCTTACAGCTGGCTTAGGTTTTCTTACTTGGAATCACTCACAAAAACAAACTATTTTAAATGATCGATTTAACTCGATAAAAAAACGTTTAGAAGATACTGAAAAAGAAATAAACGAATTCCCTAAAATGTACGCTTTAAAATCTGATTTAAATCTTGGTTTATCGGAAATTAAAGATAGGCTTAACCATATTAACGATAAATTAGATCAACTTATACTTACTAAACTCCATGAAAAACTCTAATTACAACATTTGGTTTGCTTTAAGTTACGAATTTACTAATCTTATCTCTCAGCAATATCCGAAATTACAGCAAAATAAATTCGTAAAACTAATTTTAAATTATTGTAAACCAGACTGGGTGCTCTGGAAAGTAGAGTTAGCGTTAAATGATGTAGATAAACAGATAGACTCTATAAAAAAAGATTGGGAAAAATCTGACTTACCAAAATATACATTTATTGAACATGAACCTGATGGATCAAAAGCGCAAGAGTTATTAGGAGGAGCAATGGAAATAAAAAGTACTTTTACTCGAAATTAATTAGACTACATATACAAGGTACTTAATTACCATGGAACAACTTCTTGCCCACATTCAACAACTTCTTGCTGTTCTTATCGCTGCCCACGCGGTGGCAATCGCCATTGTTAACCTGACACCAACCCCTAAAGATAACGAGCAGGTAGCAAAGTTTTATAAAGTGATTGAAATCTTTGCTGGAATAATTACTAAATTAGCTAAAAAATAATTCAAGTTTTATCAGAGTGTGCTGGGAGCTTTAAGGGTTCCTGGCACGCTTTTTCGTATTCACGTGCGGCAACGTTAGCTTCGTGGTTATAAGACAACCACTCCCAGATAGCTTCCTCTCGCTCAATAGACCAAAAACTTTGGGATCGATACCACAGGAGCCAGTCAATATCTGACTTATCTAAATTACAAGTAGGACAGCAAGCTAATAAATTACCTCGTTTAGTTGAACCTCCTTTAGCTCTAGGAACAATATGATCTAATGTGTGGGCTCTATCTGATCCGCAATATGCACATATATCTCTCCAAGCTTCAAGAATATCTTTACGAAATCGTTTACGTGCCGTTCGGCGTTGTAAACACTGCAGATTAAAAACTAACTCTTGCTCGTCAGTTGCACTCACACATATTGGACAAGCTAAACTCAGTCTAAACAGTTACGGGTTCAAGAGTATTAACAAAACATTCGGGCGTGTACCTAGCAATATTTTTAATCAAATGTTTCTCAGCTTCTAACTCCTCAATAATAAATTTGACTGCCTTTGCCGGATCTGTATCTTCACCGCAGGTATAAATATCCACGGCGACATAGCCGTTTTCGGGCCATGTATGAATGGAGATATGTGACTGAGCTAACAAGGCAAAACCTGTGATGCCTTGCGGTTCAAACAAATGAAGTTTAAGATCCAGCAAAGTAGATCGTGCTATCTTAGAAGCTTCTGTGAGCAACGAATCAATAAAAAGGGGATCGTTAATCTTAGACAGATTACACTCATATAGATCTACAAGATAGTGCTTTCCCTTCATTTAACTACAAAGACGCTTTTGTAGTGTACTAGAGAAATTCGCGCTAAGCTTTGGTGACTT